CTGTACTATTAAGTGGTGAGTAAGGGCTAGCATAGGCCATGATGAAAGACAACCCATTGGTTGACCGACACTATATCTATAAATTCCATTCTCAGAAGAAAACTTCTGATCTTTGGATTCTAGAACATAGTCTCGATCTACCAATAATGCTTTCCAGAGAGGACCAATCTCTTGATTATCAAATAACCAAGATATTATCCTAACCTGAATTGCAATTGGGAGTCTATCTGTAGCAGCTGAAAGATCATAACTATAGAGCTCTTTAATACCTTTATCAATTAAAGCCTTTACAGGCTTATGTTGATCATAGGTTCCATCTTGGGGAATTGAAGATAAAATCTTTAATAATCCATCGTGGAGAGTTCCTAATAGTGTTTGAGTTCAGCTGTCTACCATGGCGAATACTCGCACCTTACCTGCCGCTTCTTGTTTTAAGCAGAGTTTTCCCAATTTCAGCGAATCCGAAGATGATACTCAAGATTTACGGATTTCTTTAGTATCTAAAAGTTCTTCAACTTTCAGATCATTAGAATCAATAAACTTGATATCATCTCTTAACTTCTCGAAAACATTCTTATTATTTGTTAACAAAGCAAATTGTTTGAATGTCTCCAACAAACTAGGGTTATTCCGTCATGCAAATGCATCGATCGCATAACCAAAGAGTTGATTTCGAGAATTCGGACCAGCTGAGGTAAGAAGTCGTAAACTACGACCTACCGTGAACGGCCCAGTGGCCACCTTGAAATATTTCTCTTTTAAATGTTTATTTAAGAAAGATTTTCTTTCAAGCAAAGGCAATACTAAATTTAGCTCAGGTAAATCTTGATTGATTCCTGAAAATGGACTTGTAATGGTCCCTAATTTTAGTTTTGGGTACGCAGGTATGACTCTATAAACAGATAGTACTGTGAAGACTACTCTAATTACCTTTTGGTCTCCGGCCTCGATTAAGAGGCGTAGAGCTCCAGGTATAATTAGAGGAAGTCCTCTCCTGTTCGCGACTCTTGGTTCAGAAGAACTAAGAGTCACCTCACCACCAAGACTTTTAGACATTAGTCTAAAAGCCTCTTTACAGTATTGTACTGTAAAGGTTTTACCATTAGTAGTATATAATTGCATAATGCGATTACATAATTCTAAG